ATATGACTTCGCCACCGATGAAGATCGGCTGCGTCTTGACTTGATATTGGAATCGGAAATGCGCGGGCATCAGTACCCCACGATTTCATACTTGGGCAGTCGATACTGTGGGATCGGCGTTGCGACCACAATCAACGGCGTATAGGTGATGAAGATCAGTCCGTTCGCGCCACCGCCACCGCTGCCTGTGCCTCCCTTGTTGCCATCGGAACCGCCGCCGCCCGCGCCACCAGAGGTACCGCCCCCGCCGCCATTGAAAGCATTGCCGCCGCTATCAACACCGCCGCCCGCGCCGCCGCCACCCGTGCCATGTGCGGCATCGCCGAAATTTGTCCCGCTGCCGCCAGTGCCGCCCGCGCCTGTACTTCCGCCCGCACCAGCGCCGCCGCCAGGAGATGAGCCGCCGCTCCCCGCAGTTACTGGCGTGCCGCCGCCTGTGTTCGTTCCCGCCCCGCCGGAGTTGCCGTTTCCGGTGGGTGAACCTGCCCCTCCCCCGCCGCCACCGCTCTCGGCGCCGCCACCGGGAGAACCATCGCCACCGTCACCGCCCGTATTGGTGATGTTGCCGGTGCCGATTGCATAGCCTGCCGCCGCACCAGTGCCGTGTGTTATCCCCGAAGCATTGCCGCCGCCATGAGCACCGCATGCTTGTCCCGATGACGGAAACGCGGCGGCGGCCGGATTGAAATACGTGTTGCCGACACTCCCGCCACCGCTCACCAGGATGTTAATGTTGCCCGACAATCCGGTCAGATTGACGCTCTTGGAATAACCGCCGCCACCGCCGCCGCCCCCCGAATTGCTAAAGGCAGTCGCAGTCCCACCAGAGCCGCCAGGGCCGACACATTCAACCGTATTGATGACGCTCCAGTCAGCCGGGACCGGCCACGATGTTCCGCTTGTGAGCACGACAAATGTGCTCAAGATGAGATGCAGCACATCGCCGCCGGGACGGCGCGCCTCGATGGAAAAGGCAACCGCTTCGTTGCGCCGGGTGATCGTGAGCCGCGCGCGGCATGCACCTACAGCAACGAGCCTCGACATGATCTCATCGCGCAAACGCGCGTCAGCCAAATATGGCCGCGTAAAACCGATCTTGGTGAGAAGTGGCGTTACGGCGATGACGAGCGCAAAGGCTGGGAGCCAGCGCGTGCGGAAAATTTTTCGCATCGCGCCCTCACAGCGTAAGGCCGAGGCCGGAGAGCACGGCGTCAAGATTGTTCCAATAATTGGCAAGCCCGACCAACACGACTGCCTCGCCATCGCCCACCGCGCTGCGGTCGAGGAGCACGTCGCGATCCGGCACGATCATCCGCCGCACGCGCATCTCGGCCATATCGTAAACGATCACGGCATTGGTCAAGAACGGATCGACGATCACGCAGCCGGTGTCCGAAAGAACGAGTTGAACTGTGCGCTGATCGCCGCAGTGATGTGCCCGTCGGTGACGAGTGCCGCCTGGGTCGCAACATTGCCGGTGGTCAGCACCACCGTCCCGCCTTGCGTCGCATCACCGATGACGCTCGCATCCGTTGCCACCGAATTCGCGAACAGGAGCTTGTAGGTGTCGGGCGCATTGAGCACCTGCACAGCGTAGGTCTGCCGTTCGCGATGGAAAGGCACGGTCCACGCCTCCGTCGTCACCGCAACCGCATCCGTAACCAGCGAGGCACGCACGCGACCCTGGAAGCCAACGTCAGTCGAAAGGATGTTCATGTCGCTGAGGGAGGCGGCCATCTCTATTTCCTCTCGTCAAAACCATACGATCGCAACGCCTCGCCGCGTGCTTCGGCGTGCTCCAGTTTCTTCAGGAACGGCATGCAGGGGTAATTAGCGCACGGTGAGCAAATGCGTTTCATGCAGCTACGACAGAAGAATTCTTCACGATCGCGTGGCCGCACATGCACGACGCAATTGCAGTGGCAACAGGTAAAGGTATCGAACTCTGAAATGCCAGCCGCGATCTCCTCGCAGCGCAAACCATCGAGCCGAACCGTGACAGGCTCCGGGGAAGTGACGACCGCGTAGCCGCCAGGATTGCGCATCATTGCTCCTGGACGAAGATGTTGCCGGTGGCGGTGCCGGTATAGCCGCCCGATCGCGCCTGGAGCACGAGGCCGTTCTGTCCGGTCGCAGACGACTGCGCCGGATAGATGAGTTCGGAGCCGGGGGCCGCGACCCAGCGATAGGATGCGCGCTGGTTGATGCCGATGTACCAGGGCGTCGGCGTCGCGGCGAGCGACACCTGACCTTCGTTCGAACTGTTGACGCCGGTGAATCCCTCCATCGCCTGATCGGCAAGATCGAGCGCCATGGCCGATGAACCGCTCGACAGCGAACCCGCCCAGGCCGAGCCCGATGTCGTGATCGTCGCGCGCTGGACCGCAAACTCCATGTAATTGTCGGCAGGCGTGCCGTTGGTGCCGATCAGGATGTCGTAGAGCTTGCCGCGCCGCAGACCAGGAGCAACGACGGCCGCCTGGGTCGAAGCAGCGACGCAGCAGAGCGTCTTATAGGCGCCTGAGATCGGCGCTTGGCTGGAGCCGAAGCCCGAAACGGTCGAGTTGGAGATCGAGAAATAGGCCATGGTCGTGCCTCACATCGGGCGCTGCGCGCCGGTCCAGATGGACTTGAAGTAGTCGAGGTCCTCGAGCGCGCCTTGCAGATAGGCGAGTTGCCCATTGAGATGATTCACCTGTCCGCTGATCTGCGCGATACGATCCTTGAGTTCCTTCTCGCGCGACCAAATCTTGCGGCCGAGCGGGGTCGAGTCGGAGATCGCGTAGAGCGGCGGCGACTGCATGATGTCGCTTTCGTTCGGCGCCGTGACCTTGACGCCGCGCTGCCGCGCGAGGTGGCGGAAGAAAAAAAAGCCGGGCCGTTGCAGGATGTACTCGTCGCGGCTCGCCATATCGATGCCGTAGAGCGCGATCTCGGCCGCGCCTTGCTTCATCGCGAAAGCCATCATCCAGGTGAACGAACTGGTGAAGAAGTCCTCGCCGAATTCGACGATCAATTCCCTCCACGGGAACGTAATCGCGTTCGGCACCTGCGATTGGTCCTGCATGTAGACCGGGACGTTGAGCGTCTTGAGCCAGGCGATGTACGGCTCGCCGTAGGACTGATGCTCAGGCCACATCAGGTTGGAATGGATTTCGAACCACGCATCAACGCGCGGCAAGATTTTCATGTTGCCGGGACTACAGCCCCAAATCTTCCAACTCTGATCGTTGAATGGCGCGAGCATGCGCGAGGACGGCGCGGTGCCGACAAGCGCGACCTTGAGCGGCGCTGGCTCGAGCGGCGCGGCGGGCTGGGGCACGACGACCTTGACCGATGGCGCGGCCGGTTGGGCGAACAAGTATTGCGGCGCTGGCGGGACCCAGGTTTCACGCGACAGCGGCTCATGCGCAGCGACGACGCGAGGCGGATCATCAGGCACGCCACCGTTGGTAAGCTGCGCCTGCGCCTGTTTGTCCGCGAACGTGGGAGTGAGCGTGCCCATCAGTGTCCCGTGATCTGCGCATTCGTGATTGCGATCGTCTGGCCCGCGACGATCGTGTTGGTGGGCGTGAGAATGAGATCAGCCGAACTGCCGAGCGTGCTCACCGTGATCCCGCTGATGACGATGTCGCCCACCGAGTCCTCGATCCTGGCCGCCGTCGCGATCCCCGAGGCCGCCGCCGCTGGGTCGATCAGCGACATGCCGTTGAACGTCAGCAAATTGCCCGACACCGAGGCGGCAGGCCGCGCGAGCGCCAGGGTGGAGAGGATGTTGCTGGCCGGATCGAGGAGCCGCATGTTGCCGTGGCCGCCTGCGGCATCGATCGCATTCGCCACGATGTCGAGGCGAAGCTCGATGATGCTCGACGGATAGATGACGCTCATGCTCAAAATCCGAAACCGTTTTCAGATTATCGCGGATCGAGCGGCGTGTCACCAGCCAATGCCTTGGAGAACGCGCAAGGTCAGCGCCGCGCTCGATACCGCCGAGGGATTGATACGGATGGCCGCGAGCGGGCCCTGAAAGAGGTTGATCGAGCTATTGGCGGTGGTTGCCGAGGAGAGCGCGAACCACGATACGCTCGTCGCCGGAACCATCTGCGTGTCATCAAGCGTGGCTTCGACCGTGTAGGTAAAGGTGCCAGAGGACGAGCCGGTGACGGCGAATGACGTGTACTTCGCGCCCATCCAATCCAGGTTCATCGCCGCTGGCGACGACGACGATGTAACCGTGACGGTGCGCGACATCAGTGAAAGCCCTTCAGCGTTTTCGCCAGCGCCGCGCGACGACGCAGCGTCGGGTTATCCGAATGCGCCGCCTTGGCGAGCTTCTTCGCCGGGATTTTCTCACCCTGCGGGACACCGAGTTGCCGGTGCAGCGCGCCGGGATGCTTGATGGCTCCCTTGATCCAGCCGCCTGACTTCGCGCTCTCTACGTCGCCTCGGTCGATGCCTTGAACGCGCTCGAGAAAGGGTGCTTGTCGGCGCCGACCTTCCCGCCACGCGCGAAGCGATGCTTGCCCTTGTGGCCATGCACCTTGCCGCCGCCCTTGTGCGCGCGACCGCCGCGCTTGAGGCCAGCCTCATGCTCGACCTCATGCTCACGCTCTTCGTGCGTCTCCTTGTGGGCGCGACCGCCGCGGGCATGCACCTTGTGTCGATGAGCCATTTTGAGGCCTCCTTAGGACTGGATCGCCTGCAACGCCTGGAGCGTCGCGGTCCCGGCCGACCAGCTTGTGGACGAGAGGCGCAGGCCCGCGATCGGCACCAACACCGACAGGAATGCGCCATCGGCCGTGAAGCTGGACGAACTGAAGTGCGACGAGAGCGCCACCCAGCTTTGCGCTTGTCCCGTTCCGCCAAGTTGGCCAGGCGGGAAAAACAGGTTGGCCTGGATCGTCACATCGCCCGACGACAGGCCGGTCGCCTGGAGGGAGATCGTGGTGGTCTTCGCGGTCGGGTCGAGCGACAGCGGCGGCGACGTGCCCGCCGAGGACAGCAACGTGACTGCAGTGTATGCGGCCATGTGATTTCTCCTACTTCGTCACCGCGAAGTGCGCTCGCCGAACCACCGCTTGGTAGATCGCCGCCGCCGTGGCGGCGCTAAGCCCCTCCAGCGATGTTGACGTGGGCGGATTGACCGTCGTCGGCGTCACGCCCACGACGATCGGTGCCGTGGTGTCCTTCTTCTTCAAGGTGCGGATGCGGATCATTGGGACACCTACGAGTTCGGGAACGTGCCCCAGACGTGACGCCACTCGTAGTAAGTCGGGATGTACCGCTGGTAGCCCTTGACAAGCAGGTTGTCGGTGGTGAACTCGACCGACATGTCGGACTCGAACGGCTTGCGCTGGAAGAACACCAGCCCCGGAATGTTGGTCAGCACGAACCAGGCAAACGGTGAGGTGAGGTAGTCGTAGACGAAGTACCCCTCCTTCAGCGATTGCTGCATTTCCTTGATGGCGTTGATGTCGTTCGTGTTGGTGCCGGGCCGCAGTTCCGAGCGGAAGAGACGCGCCGCGATCGGCTCGAGGTTCGGCGGAACGATCGCCTTCTGGCCGCGCGCGTGCATCTTGAGACCCGCGTTGTTGCGCCAGGTCGAACGGATGGTGATCGCGGCGTTGAGGAGCGCGGTTTCGTTGAAGCTCTGATCCGGCGATGGTTGGTTTGCGATCGTCGCGCCGTCGATCGGGTGCGCCGTCGAGAACAGCGGCTGGAGGTCGCCCTGCGTCGCCGGGTTGAACACGGTGCCGTTGTTCAACACGTTTGCGCCATAGACTTCCTCCGTTTCTTTGAACGCCTGCATTAGGCCGTCGTTGTTCGG